ATGATGAAAGATCATTAATTATATTTGTTTGTTTACTACTTGATGATGTATTTGTTGTTCCCGTTTGCTCAACTACTACGACTTTTGAACCCCTCCGTTCTTGAGAAAGATTTGTCATTTGTCTAGTCATAGAAAAAAATTCTGCAGTTCTATTTTTTGGAACCTCTACATGAACATGACCATCATGTATGTTATCACCATTGTTCCACAAAACTTTATAACCTTTTCTTCTCCAAAATTCTGCAACCATATCACCTTCTTTGGATTTGTAAGGAACAGGAATATCCATTGCCCTATTTTCCCAATGACCGACACCTTTATGTACATGTATTTCATAATTTGTATCATCTGCCATTGGGTGAATATTATAATTACCACTCCCAAATACACCAAATTCTCTCATCTGATAAAGTTGCATATTAGAAGTTGCAAACCTTTCAGAAGGTGCTCCAAACTGTTTACTTCTAAATGATCTAAAACTCATAATATCACGTTCAAACTTGGACTGACCTTGAGGAACTCTTGGTGTTTGTGGTTGAACTTGAGTTGTTTGTGTAATATATTTTTTCAAATTAGATCTTAACGCATCAGTAAATTTTGTGCCTGATGTTCCAAAACCATCGACAGTATCAGCAACACCAGTTGCCAACCAATTTGCAGCATTTGCCCATCCCTGGTTATGAGCATATCCAAGATACTGAAGTCTATTAATTGGATTTGATTCTCTATATTTTGCACTCTCATTCATCAAATAGGTATGATTAGCATAAGTATATGCCAAGAACATATCCTCTTGGAGTTGAGGATTATTTCTAAAATCAGACCTAGAAGGAACAGAAATTCCTAAAAAACGAGCAGCATCTTGTTTTGCTGCACTACTCATCTGATATCTACCATCATAAGCATTATTATATCCTCCTATAGCTCTATAAGAACCAGATAAACTATATCCAGCAGTTTCTATAGAAGCAATAGTATCTCTATATGTATTCCATATTGAATTATTGATACCTAAGGATTGTATAAAACCAGAAGAAGATTTTGGTGATGGTTTTGAAATCGTTTGTTGTGATTCTGTTGAAGTTGGTTGTGGTGGTGGAGTTGGTTGTGGTTGTGGAGTTGGTTCTGGTGTCGGTGTGGGTGTGGGTGTTGTCTGTTGTTTTGGAGGTTCTTCTTTGATTTCAGTTCCTAACTCAGGAATTTGTTCTCCACTATAAACACCTTTACCTTCTTCATCAAATAAAGGAGTTGTAACTAACTTATATCCTTCATCAATAGACTTTCCAATATTATTCATTTGGGTGGACATATTATTCCATTCTTTTTCCAGTCTTTTTTTAGAATCTAGAAAATCAAGTTCCTTCAAATTTGTTAGTGCCGCATTCAATACCTTTCCTATGCCAGAAAAAGTTCCTTTTACAGAATCAATAAAATTTGAAACTATTTCTCTACCCTTTTTAATTCTTGCTATAAATTCTTTTCCGAGTGCAATCCATGTAGGAAGATTATTGAATATCCATCCGGCAGTTAGGTATCCTAAGAAACCCATAATTCTTTCAAGAAAACTCTTTCCGGTTCTTGCCATAGATTGAGTAATGAAAGATCTTCCAACAGCATTTCTTACTAGATTTGGTGCCTCTAGTGCAGTTTCTTGAGACTTTCTTTTAAGATCTTCTGTTCTTCGTCTTTTAAGTAAGAAAGTTCTTTGAAATACTTGATTTTTTGTTCTAGTATTTCTTAATAGTAAACTTCTTATATTTTCAAGATTCTGGTTTATTTCTTTCGTTATTGACATTTATACTACCTCCTTACTCCAAAATTGCATTATAAAGAAGAGGAGAATTCCAAGCATACATGTTATCCTTATTACTAGTAGAAATAAGAGGAATATCGGTTAAAGCATACTCACTAGTATCAACTACCCCTCCTTGATTTGCTGCCGGAGTTTTCATAACAACCATTTCTGGTGGAGGTTCCATTAACATGGGCATAGAAGTAAATGACTTCATATCAAATTTGGCGGCACTCATTTTAGATTCATAATTTGGTTTCTTAATAGCATTAAGATATTCTTCTCCACCAATTGCATAGAAAATGGACTGTACCACACCAGCAATACTTAACAGACCTGATGCAATCTGAGTAATTCCAAAAGGTAATAAATTTAACAAACCTGCCCCAAGAAACATATTGCCTCCTGTTATATTACCTTTTCTATATTGTTGAACTGCATCCCAACCATCCCATATTGCTCCAATTATTGGGAAGGCACCAAGCACACCTCTAATTCCAAGTTTTCCAGCACTTTTTGTGCCAACCTTCGTGCCAGCAGCTCCAAGTCCTTTAGATCCCGCTCCACCAAAAACTCTAGATGCAAGAGAAGGAGCTGTTTTACCAGCAACTTTTGTTCCTGCTCCTCTTGCAGCAGTTTCTGCAACTTCTGCTGCAACTTTAGGTTTAAATAATGAACTAAAACCACCTTTAAGTGCCCTAAAAGCACCACCAAATACTCTGGCACCCAAACGAAAAGGTGCTAGTGCTAACTTAGCAGCAGATTTTATTAAACCAGCGGATAATTTAACAAATCCACCTATAATTCTACCAATACCTCTTTTTATTGCACCAAATATTGTAACAACAAGACTAACCTTATCGAGTATATTGTTTTTAATCTCTTCAAGTTTATCTTTATCGCCATTTATGGAAGCTTTTAGTGCTTCAATGCCTTGGTTTGACAACCAACCAAGGAAAAGAATACCCAAAGCTTTTCCTATTCTTCCAAATATTCCGCCAACATTCTCTTCAATTTTTTTTAAAGGAGTTACAAGAGTACTTCTTATTTTTCTCTCAAGAACTTCCTCTTGCCCCGATCTTATCTGAGATTCACTAAGTCTTCTTTGTCTTTCTTGCTCTGCTAATATTTGATTTCTTTCTTGTGCATTTTGCAATAAAAGAAGTTGATAGATACTCCCTAAAGTATTATTAATTTTAAACAGTTCTTGTTGTAAATTATCATCTTGTCTTTGAATTAATGGTGCCTGTGGAATAACCATCAGCGCACCACCACGACCTTTCACATTACCACCACCCAAAAAAGCACGCTTCAATTCAGAAGGGGAGTAATATTGTCCCGTTGCAGGGTTTCTTCTACTACCGAATAATGCGTCTCGGCTTAATCTAGCCATTTTGTTGGTGCTTTAGGTTTTCTTCTTCAATATATTGCTGCAAAAGAGTTATGTATATTTCTCTTTCCCAGGGAATCATATTTTCTAACTCCGTCAATGAATATTTATGATGCTGAATTAAAGAAAAATTTGTTTTGTAGTATGACTCAAGACTTTCATGAGCCATTCCTAGGCGAAAAAAGATGTTAACCCTTCCAGTGCAACTTCACTCTCAACTCCCGTATTGGGATTTTTTACCTTTATCTTATGCGATAATTTTGGCATCGTCTCAAAAAACTTTTCAATTTCTTTAAATTGATTTGATGTAAGTTGCTCTAAAAAGTCTTTAATCTCTTTATCCGTCGAATCCGATGCAGCCCAAGATTCTTCTTCACTATAAATTTGATCAACACAAGATGATATCATTTTAAAAGTATCATCGATTGACATTTCATCTTCTCCAGCAAAATTGCTTTTCACAAATTGACTAAGAGAAGGGTATTTCATCCTAAGAGTTAAATTGTGATCAAGTTTAATATCTCTATTATGTTCTGGATCTTGAACAACTTTAATATCATCTAAACTAATACTTACAGGAACCTGAGTTACTTCATCATCCGGGCAAGTAATTAAAACATCAACCTCTTCACCAACAGATTTCCCCCTAATGTTAAGGAACAAATATTCAATATCAAAAGTAGAAAGATTATCTACTTTGACTCCTCTTGTAAGAATACAATTGTTAATTACAGTTTTTACTGAGTTTGCAATTTCTTTTGCATCATTGCTTTCCATCGCAATAAGTAAAATCTTTTCTTCTTTGACAAGAAATGGACGATACTTTACTTTCTTTTTTGTTGATGGAATTTCCAATTCATACGTTGGCGTCGCAATCTTTGGTAAAGGCATAATATCCTATAGTATTTCAGTTGTGATTATTTATTGATCCTAAAATAAGGCACCAAAGTCATTTTTAGAATCAAAAGCAATATTTGTTTTAGGATCTGATGAAAATGCTCTCGTATTCAAATTTTGGACTTGATATTGTTGCACTATAGTGTCCAATATCTCGTCAGACGATGTTGATGAATCTCCTACATTTTGTTGAGACACAAATGGATCTCTGAAACCATAATTACCTATAACTCTTTCATTTACACTTTTAACCTTACCTGCAATATAACGATCATAATAAAACTGAACCGACATTCTCATAACTTCAGAACTGCTATATGAAACAGGTATTTCACTAATAAAGTATGGAAAAAGACCTACAAAATTATATTCTATTTCTGTCCTATAATCTCGATCAAATTTAATAATTTTTGTGAGGTTTGACTTATATTCTTCAGGATATTGCATCCTAACAAAATAGTTTAATCTATTCTGAGATATTGCTGGGTTCTCATTTCGAATACCAATTGGATTTGTTGATCCAGAAGAAATAAACTCAATCCAACTTTCAATAAACTTCAAGTTTCTATATCTACTGTCAACATAGAATTCTAAACTCAAAGTATTATATTGTCTACTATGAGCAATGTTCTCGGTAATGCCCATATGATTACCAGTTACATTGGCAGTAGCAAGTCTTGGAGTTGGAAGAACTGCAGAATAACAAAGAAGACCGGCATCTTCTGCAGTAAATCTACGACCAACACTTCTCTTTGCAAGATAACGAATTAGATTTGATGGTAGACCACCAAATTTGACTTCATAATGAGAAGTTTGTGCAACATTAGTCAGGAGTGATTTTACTTCAGATATTTTCTTTGGTCTTGGCACTCTAAATACCTTATATGGTTTTTATTATTAAGTATTTAGATGGCATATCAAAAGTTTTGGAACAGCGATACTATTTCACATACTTTGAATGTCCCTTCTTCTGGGGATTTGTGGATTGATACTTCTAAAGATGAAGAGTGGGATTGCTATAATAATGCTGCCCGTGCTCGTATGAGCAATACTACGGCAATGTATTGGAACAATCTTTCTAATGAAGAAAGAGTAGAGAGACTTGAAAATCACGGAATGACTGGAAAAAAACACTCCAGAGAAACCCGTAAAAAAATGTCTAAATCTGCTATAAAGACTAAACCCAAACTCCACAAGGGAGGAACAATTATAACACCAAACGGCAAAAAAGTCAAATTTTCCTGTCTCTCACACTTCTGCAAAGAACATAATCTATCAAGCGGGCACGTCAGTGAGTTGATGAGTGGTAAGAGAAATAGTGTAAAGGGGTGGACTCGTGGCTAATCATTATAATAAGAGTAAGTATAAACCATCATATCCAGAGAAGTATAAAGGAGACCCCACCAATATTATCTGTCGGTCATCTTGGGAACGCAAGTTTTGTATTTACTGTGATAAGAATGAAAATATTTTGGAGTGGGGCAGTGAAGAAATTGCACTTCCTTATCGCTCTCCTCTCGACAATAAAATTCATCGATATTTTCCCGACTTTTATGTCAAAGTTCGAGAAACTAATGGTTCCATTAAAAAAATGCTAATTGAAATTAAACCAAAAAAACAATGTGTTGAACCAAAAGTTCAGAAGAAAAAAACTAAGGGTTATATTTACGAAGTTAAAGAATATGTAAGAAATCAGGCAAAATGGGAAGCTGCTAAGGAGTTTTGTGAAGACCGTCAATGGGAGTTTAAGGTTATTACCGAAGATCAATTAGGAATTTAAAAATGCCCAGAAAGACATTAAAGGAAAGGCAACAATCTATTGGGATAAAAAGTTCAAGTCGAGTAAATAATATTGTTGCAAGATTAATAGGAAAAGAAAACTCTAGAGACTTAATGGATGAAATACTTTCAGTTTTAACAGAAACTGCAGATATTCCAGAAATTGGCAGCATTTACACTTTTGTATATTCTCCCAAGACACCAAATATTCAATATGACCAACATCCATTGGTTTTAGTAACTGATATTTTTTCTTGGGGATTTAAAGGCAGTAACTTTCATTGGGGAAACCCACCTAGATCCATGAGGCAATATACATTTGATGAAGTTCAAAGTCCCTTACATTTTGTAAGAAGAAATGAGTTGGAGGACATGAGAACCATTCCATATCAATCCTTTAAACTAAATACTTAAAAAAGATAAATGTCAAATCTTCGCTATCCATTAAGAAAGCTAGACTCTGCTGAAGATTATTTACAAATTGATATTTTAAAGTACGATCCTCCTGGTTTAGGTTCTAAAAATAAAAACAGTCTTGCACTTACAAGTTCTGACGATACTTATAAGGATCTATTAAATGGTTCTGATAGTGTTCAGAAAATTGTAAGTAGTATTATCCTCCCAATTCCTGAGGGTATTGGTGATAATATGACGGTAAGTTGGGGTGCCGGTGAAATTAATCCTCTTCAAGCTGTATTACTTCCAATAGCACAGAATACAATTCAAAGTAAAAACGGTTTTAAAGGATTTTATAATTCAATTGTGGATCAGGGAGGAAAAGTTCTTAATGCAGCAGCAAGTTCCACAGGTCAAAAAGCATTGCAAAGTGGTCTTGCCGCTGCTGCTGTCAATGCTCTTTTAGGTAGTGGAAATATAAATCAATCTCTTTCAAGGGCAACCGGAGCAATCTTTAATCCAAATATTGAACTCTTATTTACAAGTGTAAATCTTCGTGGACCTTTTACATTCTCATTTGATATGATTCCAAGATTCCAAAAAGAATCTGATGAAGTAAAAAATATTATTAGACTATTTAAAGCAGCAATGGCGCCAAGGAGAGAAGTAGGTTCTAAGGTTACTGGAGTTTTTATTAAATCACCAAATGTTTTCCGTCTTCGTTATATGAATGGTGGTCGTATTCATCCATATTTGAATCGTTTTAAAATATGTGCTCTCAATGGAATGAATGTTGATTACACTGGATCTGGAACATATGCAACTTACTCAGATTCAACTCCGGTTCATATGAGAATGAATTTAGTTTTCCAAGAACTTACTCCAATCTTCCATGAAGATTATTATGAAGGTCAAGGTAAAGGAGGAACAGGTTACTAATGTCTTACTTCAGAGAACTTCCAAATTTAGAATATCAATCGTTCTTATCGGATAGTAAATCTTCCGATCAATACTTACTTGTTAAAAATTTATTTCGTAGAGTTAAACTTCGTGATGACTTAAAAAATATTTTTACAATATTTGATCGTTATGAAATACCAGATGGATCAAGACCAGAATTAGTTGCAAATGAACTTTATGGAAATGAAGAATATGACTGGGTTATTTTAGTTTGTGCGGGAATTACAAGAATTCGTGATCAATGGCCTCTTTCAGATAGAGATATATATGAACATGCATTAGGAATTTATGGAGATGACTTAAATGCAATTCATCACTATGAAACCACAGAAGTTAAAGACTCTGAAGATAGATTGATTATGCCTTCGGGTAAAGTAGTTGACTCCAATTTTACCATACCAAAACCAGGAGAACCAAAAGTTACTATTAATCCAGTAATAGGAATTTCTAATTATGAATATGAAGTAAGAAAAAATAATGAAAAACGTGGAATTTATGTCTTAAAACCAGTATACCTTCAGCAAGTATTGAATGACATAAGAAAAGCGATGACCTATAGTAGATCATCGCAATATGTCAATAATAACTTAATTAAGACAGAGAATACTAGAGCAATTAGTTATTAATCAATCTTCGGCAAGTCGTGCAAAGTAAGACATTGCATCATCGTCCTCATCTTCAGTCATTTTAGAAGAACTCAGACTATCAAGTTCATCTTTGAGTGATTGGGGAACAGAAGGTGCTACATCT